GATAAGATGTTGGAAAGGAGAAAAACCATGAACTTAGGCGAACTTGTCAAGAGTAAGCGATTTTGGGCGGCGGCGGCTACGATTGCCGTTGTCGTTTTGAAGGATCGCGTACCGTTGTCCGAAGATCAGATTCAGCAACTTGTTTGGGTTATCGGTGCTTGGATCGTTGGCGATTCGGTCCGACCCCTGCCAAAGCCCGATGAGGTGGCATCGTGAGCCGATTGAAACTTGCAGACCGATTCGCAGCACGCCGAGCGGCCAGGGAAATCTGGATTGCCAGCAAGACCGATGCCGAAGTTGCCAAGCTTGTTAAGCAGGCGGTTGACGGCGATGAGGACGCGCAAAAGCTTCTCTTCGCGACCCATCCCGAAATGCCAGTTGGTATCGATCCGGCTACGCTGTTTTTGCTTATCCAGATCGCTCTGAAACTTTGGATTTGGTGGCAACAAAACAAGGTTGAAAGCCCATCGGAATCGGTCGATTTGGGCGAACCGTTTGACGACGACGAATAACCCCTAGCCAACCCGAACTTTACCGTTGCAAATAGGGGCTCGGTGAGTTGGCAGGGGGCCTAATTGGAGTGACGATGGCAGCGAAAAAAGACAACTGGATTCCTTGGGCTATCATCGCGGGGCTTGTCCTCTATGCGATGGCCCAACAGCCAAAGGAGGGGGGTGATCCATCTACGGCGGCGGCGGTATCGGCAGCCAAGCAGACAATCCCGAACATCCGAGCCGCATATCGCGAAGCGTTTCTTGACGCGGCCAAAGGCATCGAGGACGGGTCCATCAAAGATCAGGAGCAATGGACCGAATTTATCAAGCAGAACGCAGGGGCAAGGCAACGCGACGCTTTGGACGAGGTTTATGAGGCGATCGACAAACTAAAGCTCCCGGTGACGTTTGCGGGCAAGGAAAAAGAGTTAGCGGAAATCAATCGGCAAATAGCGAGGGCGTGGTAGATGGTCGAAAAAATATTGGAGCGGCTCTTTTTTGCGTTTATGTGTTTCGTCTGCATCCTTATGATGATATGCGCGGCTTCACTAGAGAGGGATTGGTAACATGGACGAATTAGGATTTGTAACCTGGAAGCTTGTTCAATTGGTCCTATGGGCCGGGCCTTTGGGCGTTGGGGCGTTCTTGGCGGTGCTGGCAGGGGCGGCGTTCTACGCGGGCTACTCGATGCGACCCAAGCGAACCGATAAGCCGATGGGCAACGTCAAAATGGATCATATCAAATACGACATCCTGCCCGATGGGACGCTTGGCCCAGGTGACCCGAGAGGACTGGAGGGGCCGGAATGAAACGGGCAAGGCGGTACGCGGCCAGGACAATTTTGTTTGTGTTGCTTGTCGCAGCGTCTCCGTTTGCGATAACCAAAATTCTTGCCGATGCGCTCTTTGATTTTTTCGTTTGCCCGATGCTTGAAAGCCTGGAGGTAATCGCCAATGACGACTGAGTTTACAGGCTACAACCCCACAATTGACAGTCGAGCTAATCCCGAATGCCGCGACAAAGATTTCCGGCTAAACAAACGCAATCGGAAAAGGCTAGAAGCCTTGCAGCGAATGCACGACCGTCTTTACGCGAAGGTGAATTCTGATCGAGCGTCGACACATGAACGAGCCGAATGCACTGCTTTGTTTTGGGCGATGAGGGTACTTGAAAGCACCCTTGAAAGCGAGTGCGAGCTATGAAAAACGAGGGAAAGAAAAAACTGGTTTTCGTCTTGGCCTACATACTTTTTTGGCCCTTGTTTTTTTACGCAATCGAGGCTCTGTACTATGCAAGTTGATTTTTTCACAGGCTACGACCCCACCATAGAAAATCGCGATGCGATCAGAGCGCAATCCGTCGAGGTTTTTTTCACAGTCGCAGACTACGAGGCTCCGGAGGAAATCGACTTCCGGAAGCTAATTAGGCACGATATGCAAGGCAATATGGGCTCTTGTGGCGGGTTCGGTAACACGAATTGCGGCGAGGGCCTTTGGGCTTTAAGTCACGGAGAAATGAGCAACGAGCGGCAATTCTCCCCCACGTTCAGTTACCTTGAGGCTCAGGGGAGCGATGGGTTGCTAGGCTCGGATCGAGGATCGACCATCAACAGCGGGCTCAAGATCAGCAAGGAGATAGGCTACCTTCCATTGAAGCATCTGCCTTATTCGACGCCATACCCTCGCAACGCTCGAACGCTCATAACTGATGAAATGCGGCGGCTTGCTAGCCCATTCAAGGTGCGTTCTAGCACTTGGCTCGAATCGTATGACGCGATCAAAAATTACATGGCGGCAGGCGTTGGAGTTTGTTTTGTCGGCTCCATTTGGAACCAGTCGCTATACGCTCGGAACGGTGTGCTGGAATCGATTTCAATGGCGAATGGCGGCGGCCATGCGTATTGTTTCGCGGGCTACTCTAAGCGCAAAGATACCAAGGGCCGAAACTACCTTTGGCGATTGAATAGTCACAACGACTCCTGGACCGAGATTGCCCCTTCGGTTATCGACGCTCTTTGCCGACATGAATACACCTCGATCGTCGGCGTCTCGGATTTGTCGACACCAGGGCCAAGGGCGGTTTCTTGGATGCAATCGAGGCCACTAGGATGACAGAAAAAGGGAGTCCTATTTTGTTGTTACTCGTACTTGGTTTGCTTTACTGGGCGTCTATTCCTGTTGACGCTCCGGACCCTACGCAATGCGACTTGATGGACACGGCGCCGTTGATTGAGGAAGTCGCAACCGTCAAGGAATCCTTCGCAGTCCAACCGAACCATATTGCCGACGCCAGCAAAAAGGTCGACCCGATGCCAAGCCCCTCGGTCAAGCACGAAAAGACCAAACGCGAAATCCTGATTTTCGTCTCTGCGAATTGCCCCCCATGCGAGAAGTGGAAGCGGTGCGAAATGCAGCGTTTCATGGATGCGGGATGGGCGGTTGGAATCGTCGAGGTGCATTCCTACGGGCTCACGCCGACCTTCGAGATTGAGTCCGGCGAAAAGAAAGCGACGATCAAAGGCTACACAACTTTGGAACAGGCAGCGGAGGCGATGCGATGAGTTGGATTTTCTTGGCTCAATTGACCTCGAACGATACCACGTTTATCGGCGTTGCGACTACGATTGTCGGGGCTCTAACCGGCGCTGTTGTCCATCTGTACTTCCAGAATTCAACTATCCGAAAAGACCTTACCGAAACGGTGGCAAAAGAGTTGGTCGAGTGCAAAGACGACAGAGACGAGCTAAGAAAGCTTTACTGGCAATTGCAGAGCCAAGTCAATCACATCGGACATACCGCAAGGGAAGAAAAGCGATGAGCCAAGCACTAATCGACGAGCTTTCAAAGCCCGAGTACGCTTCGATGAGCGACCAAGCGGCAGCGGATGCAATCAATGCCAAAACGGTGACGATTCGAAGGCCTGTTGACCTCTGGATGGTGGTAGAGCATTCATCGAGGAACGGCTACCGAGCCAAGCTGGAGCTTGCGAGGACAAACGGCAATCATCCATGTCAAGAGACGGCAATCAACATTCTTGAATACATCAATTCTCCGAGGCTTCAGACGGTCGACATGGATTTGCCATCTACGCGCGGGATGGTGCAAGCCTTAGTTCAATGTCAATTCGCAACGCAAGCAATGGCCGACGAACTGTTGGCCCTAGCCGATCAGACCGTTCGATGGGTCGATCATAACGGCATCGGGACGCTAGGCGTCGGCTTGGTGCAAAACGCTCGAAAGAAAATGGGAGCTCAGTAAATGGCGGATATCAAAATTGCCTACGGTTCAGCCTTCGACCTGACGATCACTTCGGCATCCCTTGCTAGCGACACCAATTTGTTGGCTGGTCGATCCTCGGCAGCGATCGACAACACAAGCGACAAGTTCCTAGATTTCTTAATCGGTGGCAAGGCTACTACAGGGACAAGTCCAACAACAGGAAGATCGATCCAATATTGGGCAGTAGCAAGCTGGGACGGGACATTGTGGCCCGACGTTTTCGATGGGACAAATAAGGACGTTACGATTAGCCTCGCGCAAATAAAAAACAGTTCGGTGTGCAGGCTCATCGATGAGATTGCGACGGTAGCGACTAGCAACGAGGATTACTATTTTGGCGGGGTCTCGATTGCTCGACTGTTTGGCTCAGTCCCCCCAAAGTTTCAGATTTTTCAAACGCATAATACCGG